AATCCTGATGATGCACAATTTACTTCTGCACCAAAGGGAAGTAGATCAGTCGGTTACATCGTCAAATCTTCTGATTGGGCTGGTAACACACAAGGTGACATCTACTGGATAGCGAGAGCGCAGGACATTGTGGCTGAGTACGCAACTCTTGAAACTCGTTGGAATACCGAAGAGGCAGAAGAGAAGGCTCGTGAGGCTCAATGGAGAGCAGAACGCGAAGCCAAAGAACAACAAGAGAAGATCGAACAGGCAAACGCTCAACGATCTATTGATGCGGTCAAAGAATCGCTTCGATCAATCATCGGTAGTCGTGCAGACAAACTCGACTTCGAGATTCGTAATCGCCGTCAAGAGAATGGCGAATACAAACTAAGCGGTGCTTGCACTATTGATGTACGCACTCTTCAATCACTAATCGAGAAGGTTCTCGAAGCGAGAGACATGGTGGCATAAATGAGTTACTTCTTAGATCGATTCGTAGCGATTCAAGATAAGTACTACAAAAACTATCAAGGCAATACGCACTACTCAACATGGTTGCGTAGCAAGAGATTCGATCATGTGATTGAACTAAAGCAGTTACCGAATACCTATCAAGAGATTGAGTACAAAGGTCACTCAATCATTGTGCAGGGCATTCATCACCAATGGTGTGACATCTTCGATGTAAATGGAAACACATTTCCTAATTCTGCACCTGCATCACAGATCGCATCTCGTGGTGATCTTCAATTCAATACAGTCTTTCTTGCATGGGCTTGGCGTATTGACGGACAACACACAGATAAGCCATTGAACTGGAATAGTGAACACGCAGTTATTTGCGGTAGTCATTCATCAGACAAGATCGAGAAAACGATCAAACTCGCAAAGAAGCGCATTGATCTTGAAGCAAAGATCGTTGCGGTTCAAGATCAACTGATCGCTATGGCTGATGAGAAGATGCTGTACTCAACAAACATGAGTGCATTCAATCCATACAACGCCGTAATTAACGATCAGGTGTTCATTCAAGGTCATGGTCGCTTGCGTAAGGGCATCATCGTTGACACAACTGGTTCACGATTCATTGTCGCTTATGTAACTCCCTCTAATCATCATGATCTGAAATACAAGACACTTCCACTTAGTCGCTTATACCGAAAGGAGAATGCGTGACAACTAAAAGCAGAAAGTCTGCTAAAACTATTGAGCGAGAAAACTTTCTTGCTATTGGTATCAAGGCGTGCAATCGATGCGACAACCTGTACGAACTAAGTAACTTTCGATCTGCAAAAACTAAATCGGGAGTAGTTTCGTATTGCATTCCTTGTGAAGATGCGTACAAAGTCGAGTGGCACTTGAAGCGCAGGATTCAGATCAAGGAATGGATTTACGAACACTTGAAATCTAATCCTTGTGTTGACTGTGGCGAGAGAGATGTACTCGCACTCGACTTCGACCATGTACGAGGCGCACGAAAGCGTTACAACATCGCTCATGCGTTCATGCTAACTGGCATGACGATTAAGAAACTAGAAACTGAGATCGCAAAGTGCGATGTCAGATGCGGTAAGTGTCACCGAATCCGTACACACATCGCCAGTAATTCATGGAAGTACCGAATGGCTAAAGAGAATGGAGACGCATAGTGTTAACAGTAAGAGGCTGGATTGTTCTTGTAATTATTCCTGCATTGATCTTGGTATCGCTATTTACTTATGCAACTCGTGATGTCTGCTATGTGGGCGAGGGTGGCAACTGGTTGGGCTATGGCTCATGTACAGAGATGATCGATGAAGTGACAGGAGAAAACAAATGATTGATTCAGAACTTGAAACTCTACTTGCTGATGTCGTTCGATCTAAATGGGGCGATAGAGGTATTGAGTATCTTGTTGGTGCGATCTCTAGCATCACAACTGCTGACCAACTAACTGCACTAATCAATGCAAATCTTGATTCTCGTGTAGTTAGAACTTCACCTGACGGCTCACTATTCTTGGGAGATAACTAATGATCGCAACTGTTAAAGAGGCAATAGACATTCTTCAACGCACTTATGGAAATGCACTTGATGAACAACTTGTAATTACTTGGTGGGATTCAACAGACTTCGAAGATCGTGATCTCGATAAGGCATTCAATGTCTGTGAAGATGCACTTGATGTCTGTATCGGACACATCAGCGACACAATCGCTGACTTCGTTCCTGCTTTAAGTGAGGGAGATTCAGATGCCAATAACGCTTAGACAAGCAAAACTGCTAGATCAAAAGTATCGTCACATTCGAGATTGTTTTGATTGTGGCGATCAGCATGATGTCAATGAGATGTACCCAAGAAACGGATACTTAATTTGTGAACCTTGTTTGCAGGGAAGATAGGAGATAACTAATGGGATACGCACAGATCGTTCGTAGGGTAGAAGCCCACGAACTAACTAATTGCGATGATTGCGGGAATAACGAACTTACTTCATCAGGTAAGTACATAACTGATTCAAGCGATCAACCTGTTCTGTGGTTCTGCTTTAACTGCATTCAGAAAACAACAACAAAGTAACTTTATCGAGTAGGGGTCAACGCAGGGTTCATAGGGTTTTTTCATTTCCCTTGCCTTACCTGTGAAGGGCGGTCATGATCGCAACGATTGTTCCGCGTAGCCGTACCTGCCCCTACTCGATTCCACTATTGATAGAGATCGTCAACACCTAGCAGACTACGGCAGACTGAAAAGGTGTTATGAAAATCTTGCAAGATCGTTGATCGATTTCAGATCAACGCACGACATCGTTCTACTTCTTGACGATCTCTATCAACTATTTCACTAACCTAGAGAGGAATACAACATGGAAAAAGCACCACTATTTACAGTAGAAGAAAAGAACTTGATACTTCATGCGCGATTTGTAAATGGAGAATCATTGAAGAGTGTTGCAAAAAGATTAGGCACAACTCGCGTTCTTGTTCGTCAATTTGAAAGTAATTACTTGAAACGACTAAAGGGAGAAATAAATGACTGAACTATCATCACACCAAACTGATCTTATAAAGTCGATCACGATCGCTAACGAGTTTCTAAAGATCGTTCGCGGATTCAAAGTAGATTCTGATCGCAAAGATAGTCTGCCTCAGGAGATCAAGGAGTATCTAGCCAATGAACACTTGAACTCAGTCATGGAAGATCAAGAGATCGAACCTGAGATGTTGATTTGGGGATTCCTGCACATGATCGAGATTCTCTTGAAGTATGCAGAGTTAGACCCTGAGGACTTAACGAATGTCATGGATTCGTTCGTGAAGTATGTGATCGAAAACCCTGACCAATACAGAGATCGGAGTAACGATGAAGATTGAGATCATCAATGCACCATGTCAGTCAGCAGGTGTTGACCCTGAATTATTCTTTCCTGACCCGACAGAGTACGAAAAGATTCAGCAAGCAAAATCTGTGTGCGATCAATGTCCTGAGATCACAAAGAATAAATGTCTCTCATTCGCACTAGACAATGGTGTGCAGTATGGAATCTTCGGCGGTCTAACAGATCACGAGAGAGCCCTGCTACGCCGTAGAGAGAACCGAAAATACAAGCAGTATGTATCAGTAGTGGGGGAGTATTAATTATGTACACAAAGAATCAGGTAGTAATCGAAGTCAATGGTGGCGTTGCAGAAGTAACTCGTTGCCCTAATGACATCGAAGTAATCATCATCGATTACGACAACGAGATCAATGGAGATAACTAAATGATAAATCCAAATGACATAGTGCTATTTACTCGTGAAGAAGCAAATCAATTAGTGAGGAGAGTGCTTACTGATGATGAATGGCTAAAGATCAGAGAGTGGATTACTTCTGACGATAATCTGTGGGAAGTGATCGATGAATGTATTCAGAACACGATTAGTGAGGTGATTATCGATGAAGATCAACAAGAAACTGGTGAATCGAATTGAAGGACTGGCTCACTACTACCGACATCGCGCAACAAACAGGGCTAAAGATCGACACGATCTACACCTATCGAAAGCGCAACACCCTTCCCGAACCCGATCACATGATCGGCAATCGACCACTATGGAAGCAAGAAACAATCGATGAGTGGAACTCTTATCGAATAACACAAATAGAAACGGAGAAATAAATGGTTGCAAATGTAATCAGTAGTGCAAACACCGCATCAGAACACTTGATCGAGTTTCCAATGAACGGAAATGTTTACACCGCCAAAGTATTTATTGGTGAGTGGGGAGTTGATGTTGATTGGTTTATTGGTGAGGACTTTATTGCGATCGATGATCGCTGGAAGGTTCTGCCAACTGATCTCTACAATCTCGATGATTCGGATTGGGAAGAGATTCTTTATCCCTAACTAACTCTCAGCCCTGATCTGGGGCGATCTGAGAGTTACTTCAAGCGCACATAAGCAGATTCCCTAAGCCCACAGTCACTATTGCCCCTAGCCCCTGATCGGGCTAGGGGCTATTTTTTGCATTCGAAGTTACTCACCAGTAACATTACTCAGCAGTAACATGAAGGGGGAAGATCATGGCTTATGTCGTAAAGCGTGGGGATAGGTTTACAGGCTATTACCGAAAGGGCGGTAAACGCCTCTCAGCAGGTACATGGGGCTCGGAGATCGATGCCATGTACCACGCCTCAAAAGCAGAGGCATCGGGCGTTAGCGAGCCTTCTAGGGCTGTATTTACCCTATCGACCTACATCGATTCATGGCTTCCCACCGCCGATCTCATGCCGATCACTCGCAAGGGCTATCGGTCAGTCCTTGATCGCTATGTCCTGCCCACTCTCGGAGATCGCAAAGTAACTTCGATCGATAGACGGGCGATTCAAGAGTTACTTCAAGGGCTCAGGGGTCAGGGGATAGGTTCAGCCACCCTCAGTCAGATCAAGGCATCACTAGGGTCTGCCCTGTCTCAGTTAGTCGATACAGGAGAATTAACTCAGAACCCTACTCATGGGATTCGCATTAAGGCGAAACAATTAGACATCGCCAATGTCGTAGAGCCCGAAGAGTTTAAAGCGATTATCCAGCACCTACCGACCGAAGGGGCGCAGTTATTCGCCCGATTCTTAGTCGCATCAGGTTGCCGATTCGGGGAAGCCACCGAGATCAGGGTCAAGGACATCAACCTAAAGACAGGCGAAGTCTATGTCCAAAGGCGAGTCAGCGATCTAGGGTCAAGCCATACCAGTAGGTTTCTAGTCATAGAAGCCACAAAGTCGGGTCATAAGCGAAGCCTTATGTTAAGCAAAGCCCTACTACAAGAGATTCAGGGCTATGTCATAGCAAAAGCCCTATCAAAAGATGACCTGTTGTTTCCAAGAACGATCATCTTAACAACAGGTAAACTAAAGGCTTCTCGTGGAGAAATGTCTAAGCGACCATTCGCCCAAGACGGAAAACTGTTCCAGCATGGAACGCTGTACGCCTATACACATGGGCGTTGCCGATGTGAGGCTTGTCGAGAGTCGGTGCGAAAGCACAGGCAAAAGACAAAGCCATACCAAAAGCAACAGCGATTCATCGACCATACGAGTCACCTACCACGAGATGTATGGAGAACTACATGGAACAAGGCAATAGCCAAGTCAGGCATCGGCTGGAGTCCTAGAACCCATGATCTCAGACACGCTAACGCTACCCAACTTCTAAAAAGTGGGGTAGATGTGCATGAGGTCAAGGAACGCTTAGGGCATCAGTCGATAAAGACGACAGAGCGATACCTACATCGCCTTCGTCACAACCAGTCAAAGGCATCAGAAAGTGTCAATGACTTTTTGGAGTGATGATGAACCTAACAAGAAGAGGCAAGATCGTATTCGGATCGCTATTTACGGCGATCTTCGTAGCAAGTGGGATAGTGGTACTGCCACCAGCCCTCAGCCCTACGCAAGCCGAAGCACAGATCATGCAGAAGCAATACCAAGAGCGAGCCTTAGCCAAGTACGAGAACGCAGACAAACTAACTAAGACACAGTTAGTCGATCTGCTTCACAACATTGGCTTCGAAGGACAAGCCTTACGCTATGCGTGGGCTATCGCTATGAAGGAATCAAGAGGAAACCCTCTCTCCCACAACGGCAACCGAGAGACAGGAGACAACTCGTTCGGGTTGTTTCAGATCAACATGGTTGATTCATTGGGACAAGATCGTAGGGACAAGTTCAGTTTGGAGTACAACGCCCAACTGTTGAATCCTGTGGTCAACGCTCAGATTGCTTATCACATGAGCAATCAAGGCAAGAACTGGAGAGCATGGAAAGGTGTCAACAACCCAGTAGTTAAGGAGTGGTTGAAGCAGTTCCCTGAGTCTCGTGCTAAAGCACTAGCAAAAGCAAAAGGAAAAGCAACAGAGTAAGCAATAGGAGAAGCCCCGTCAGAAATGGCGGGGCTATCTTCGAAGTAACTCTACCTGACAGCCAGGTGAAGTTAGTTAGTTAGGGGGCAAACATGGCAAGTGGCGGTATGCAGGACTGGCAGTCAGTAAGCCATAACAAAGCAAAGCCATACCAGAAGCCATACCAGAAGCAAGAGCAGTTCCCAAAGCAACAGCACAAGGACAAGCAGTGGGTTCAAGATGAACTGCCCTTTAATGACAAGCCTTGGCGTGAGAGATCTCTTACTGATACTGAAGTAGAAGAACTCTTTTGGCGCGATTTAGTTCAGTTAGGCTGGAAGTTTCAAGCCTATGGAGAGAACCCAAGAAGCAAGAATGTTGTGTTGCCTTGCCCATACTGTGAGTTAGTTATTGATAGCCACACCATCATCACAGAGTCAAATGCTAAGAAGATGCAAGACAAGTATTACTGCGAGCAGATCCTTAGAAAGCACAAGGGTCTTGAATGCAAAGCCATACTAGAAGACTAAGGTAATGGAATCAAGAAAGCCCAAAGGCTATTGCGATAAGTGCGGTAGTTGGGCAATAGACAGACAACCTGTGATCTTCATGGGCGAAGAAGAACTGTGGTGCAAAGAGTGCAGATAAACAGAAAGCCCTACCAAAAGGCAGGGCTTCCGCTTTGTATTGCTAGATTACTTAGGTTGATTGTCAGTAATTAGTTTCACTTCGCAAGCATCAGTTGTGCAGTAAGCCTCACCAATAGCATCAGCAG